CAAAGCCATGGTCAGTTTGATGTTCTTCTTCATTTCACCTCCTTTGCTATTGAGAGGAATGTGACTAATAACAACTGCATTGCGCTTCATTATTATCCCCTTTGTTGTTTGAGATGGCTCATTCAGACCGTGGTCTCTCACACCACAATGACCCCTGGGTATGCAGGGGTTTCGCCTTATTCGGCTGGGTTGTTGATGTCTTTATCCCAGTCTTCTCCATCATCATCAGCAATCATTTGCTGGATGATACCAAGGATGCTGTTGGTCATGTCTTTAAAGGTTTGATGATGCACGACACGAATGTCATCGCCAGTAACAAACTCTTCACCAGACTCTTGCCTTCTGGTTTCATCACAACCAGTGCACTTCTTTGACCAACCCTGGGTAAATTCCACACCAGCCTGGTTAAAGCCCCGGTATTCAAACACAGGAAAGATTTCACACTGCTTGCAGATAGGAGCATCCACCGAATACACCACATTGGCATAGCCATCATCGCTCATCCAATACAGTGTTGCACAGCCTTGAATAGCCATGTATAGCTCCCATTCTTCAGCCACAAACGGGATGAACTCTTCCGTCATGTGGTTGACGAATTCTTTACCAGGTGCCCAAGACAACTTAGGATTAATGTGTTCTCTGGTCCACTCAGCATCTGCATTGACCACTGTGATCTTGAGGACTTTACCATCCTCGTTATATTGTACGATTATGGGCTGCCTATTACCGCCCATGAATGTGTATTCCTTCACTGCACCCTCCTTTGGTGGGTTGTTGTTATTATTGATTGATGTCATTGCTCTACCTCCCTTAGGTAGTTTAGGTATGACTGGATAGGACACCCCCATACCGGGGCGGGCACGTTAAAGCTCTGAAGCTCCAACAGTACTCACTATTACCCCCTCATAAATTTTTCTTTATTTTTATACTATTATGACTTTTTACAGGTTTATATAGGTTCAGATAAGAATCGCCCGCAAAACAAAAATCTTCTCGCAAAGGTTGTCATCAGAATACATACCACGCTATATTCATCTCTAGACAAATATCATAGGACAATCGATATCCCCGAAAATATAATAAGATATTACCCACAATGCCTAATCAACCAGAAAAGGATAAGAAAAAGACATGACAACCTATATAGACTGTCCAGCCTGTTCATCAGAGATACTGGTAGCAGATGAGATATCAGAAAATAGTGTAAGATGCCCAGATTGTCTACATTGGGTAGAAGATGAGTATGATACGGCTCATGCATTTAAGACATACTATGGTGCGTCTTTGCAAATTGCGGGCGGGTACGATGATTATGATCCAGACAATTATGGATACGATAACTGATATATAAATAAAAAGAGGGCTCTCGCTTTTTTAGCGGGAACCCTCTTTTTTTATTGTCTAAATTTTAGTCGAATCCAAACTCGTCATCATCGCTTGGATATTCTTTAGGATTTAGTATCATTTTTTTTACTAGATTTTCATTCTCTAGATCTGGAATGATATCTTCCACTTCTTTTCCGGGTCATTTGAGCAATTCCTTCAATCATCTGCCATTGTTCAGGCTCAAAGAGCGAAAAGACTAAATTGCCGTCTTTGTCTGGATGAACGGTAACAACATGTTCTAAGTCTTCATCAGTCAGCTCAGCAAACTCAACTATCTCTGAGTCGTCTTCGTCTATCAGATGTCCAAACAGCTCCATGAGCTTTTTGAAGACTTCTTCGTTCATGGATATATAGTAACTCCTTTTAGAAGATTACTTAATCATCATCTTCTTCGTCTGCACCTTCACAAGTAAGATCTTGAATTAAATTAAAAATTTTTCTGGCGGCGGCGATTTGTCCGCATGGACAACCCCCAAAGTTACTACTCATGTCTTTAAGATTAATCTTCATCTTCGTTGTCTTTATCTAGGTATTCTGTCCACTCATCTCCACAGTCTCGGCATTTAACATGAAATCTGTGTTGAACATCTTCTTTTTTGGAAAGATCTACTATGGCAAAGTTAGGTGGAAAACTACAATCTGAACAAACAGCGGGATTTATCTTATTTGTACTCATGATTTGATTTGTTCTAGAATATCTTCTCTTTCTTTGAGTTTCTCAATAGCATTATCTCTACCCTGTGCAAATGATTCATCGCCATAATATACCCAAGCACCACGTTGAGTAAATATTCCTTTTTCAAGGCCGATGTCAAAATAGCAACCAAACTTATCTATACCCTTACCGTATAAAATATCAAATTCTGTCATCTTAAGCGGCGGAGCCATCTTGTTCTTGATAACCTTAGCTTTTACTCCGATACCAATTGAGTTACCTTCTTTGTCCTTGATATCTTCTTTCTTGCGAATGTCAATTCTGACTGATGCGGCGTATTTGAGAGCCATACCTCCAGGAGTTGTTTCTGGATTGCCGAACATAATGCCAATCTTATTACGGAGCTGATTAATGAAGATTAGAAGCGTTTTATTCTCGGAGGCTAGTCCAACTAGCTTTCTCATCGCTTTGGCCATTAGACGAGCTTGTAGGCCCATCTGAGCGGCTTCCATTTCGCCTTCAAGCTCTGCTTTTGGAATGAGCGATGCAACTGAGTCAATTACAACAACTCCAAGCTCTCCAGTCTTAACCAGGCGATCAACAATCTCTAATGCCTGCTCGCCATAGTCTGGCTGAGATAATAACAGATTATCTAAATCCACACCAAGCGACTGCATATAGATTGGGTCTAACGCATGCTCAGCGTCAATGTAGGCGCACTTTAGTCCAAGCTTCTGCGCCTCAGTAACTACTGATAGCGCAATAGTAGACTTGCCAGATGATTCTGGTCCATATATTTCAACAATGCGTCCTCTTGGTAATCCACCAATTCCAAGGATATGATCAAGAGATGGAGACCCGGTTGGTACCGATGGCCATGACTCCACATTAAAGTTCCCAAGACGCATGACTGAACCAGAGCCAAACTGGCGTTCTAGCTGTGCAATTGCTATTTCTAATCCTTTTGATTCATTAGACATTTTTTAGAAAATCCTTAAAAGAGTTTTTGACGTTATACTTTTCAATTAGATCAAGGGCTTCTTGTTTTGTCTTTGCGACTTCTTCAAGAGCCTGCTTTTCCATGTACCTATATTCTACTCTAGATTCTCTATCTGAACCAAGTTGAGCTAGTCTGATTTTATCTACAAGTTTATATAGTTTTTTTAATCTAAATATTTTCATATTGTAAGTTTGCTGAGGATTATCTATTTCGGTTTTTGTTTGAGTTGACATACTTTCCTTTGTTTTTCAAGTGGTATACTTGGTGTCGTCAAGTATACACAGAACGGATATATGATGCAACACAAAGACACGCTCAGACAAGAATTTTATAGAGCAAGATTTCTTCTTAACAATAAATTCAATACAGTAAATGATCTACTTAGATACTGGGCATATGCAGGGCCTTGCAAGGAAAAACATCCTGCAGTTGAAAAAATAAATTCAGCAGAATGATTTGACACGAGATGAAAAACCTGTTAGGCTTGAATTGCACCCCCTACCCCCTACCCCCAGTTATATATACTATATATAATATTACTAATATACATATATATATTAATATTATTCTATATAAGTATATATGGAATAATAAAAATAAAAACATAGATTTGGGGTTGGTATGAAAATCTACCAAATATATGTTCCAGACTTAAATACGTATGTGAAATACAAAGTTCTGGAGCCAGAACAAATTGATAAATTTGTATCTGAGTTAAATGTAAAAACAGAAAAAGATCGCAGAAGAAAAATTCTTCAGCACGTTATATTTAACCTTAAGAATGAAGTGTCATCTGCCCTAGGTCTAATGACAAGAGCAGATGCAGAAAGATGCATCGAAGCACTCTATACACGGATGCGTAATGCTGAATCCAGGTTTAGACATAGATTATTGGATAGCTATTGCCTATACAAATACTACCTTTGATTTAGATGATGATATAGGTCAAAATTTTGATGAATTAAGAAATATAATATCAAGATATAAAGATAAACCAGCTGCTAAATCTGTTCAAAAAAATACAAAAATAAAAAAGATAGCCAAAAACAAATTCATTAATTTAGAAAATCATCTTAAAGATAATCTTATCGGGCAAGATGAAGCCATAGAAGCGATATCTGCTGCATTAGTCAGATCTCAAGCTGATATGCAGGACCTTAATAGGCCATTGGGTGTTTTCCTATTTGCTGGCTCATCAGGTGTTGGTAAAACGCATTTGGCAAAAACCTTGCATAACTATCTTTTTGAATCAAACGTTCCTATGGTGAGAATAGATTGTGGGGAATTCCAACATAAGCACGAGAACTCAAAATTAATAGGTTCTCCTCCTGGATATGTTGGCCATGATGAAGGCGGACAACTGGTTAATCAGATCCAAAAAAATCCAAACTCAGTAGTGCTTATAGATGAAGTTGAAAAAGCTCATCCAGATATTTGGAATACATTTTTAACAATTTTTGATGAAGGTGTTATTACAGACGCAAAAGGAAATAAGGTTGATTTTAGGGGAACAGTAATAATTTTAACTACAAACCTTGGAAACGAAAAAACAGTAGATCACTTAATCGGAACTGGAACCGGCTTTAATAAAAATGTTAATTATGTTTCCTCAACTTCAGTCATGCCTCCAAAATCTCTTGTAGAAAAGAATACTTTAGATGCAATTAGAAAATATTTTAGACCAGAATTTATAAACAGATTAGATAAAATAATAGTTTTTAATCACTTATCAAGACAAGACTGCGAAAAGATTGCCGAGCTAGAAATGTCTTTAGTTGTGTCTAAGTTAGACAGAAAAGGTTACATTACCGAATACAATTCAAACGTAATTGATGCCCTAATAGAAAAAGGCATAGATAGCGTAAAGGGAGCAAGAGGCCTTGCTCAAATTCGCAGAGATCAAATAGAAACATCTTTAGCTAGAATAATGGTAGATGATAATCATCCCAAGGGAACAATATTTAATATAGATTATAAAGATAATAGTTTTAAATTTAATGTAAAAAAACCTAAAAAAACTCCTAGTCTTAAAAAGGTACAATTATAAAACCCTTGTCTTTTTAATTAGTCTAGGCTACTATTAAGGTATACCAAGGAGGTTTTTGTGCCAAAAAATAATCCAATGGGTTATTCCCAAAAAGCAAATAACATGTTTACCGGAATAGGTAAACTGGGTAGAGCAAAATCTTCTGGAGGAATGTCCCCAGCTCAACTAGCAAAATCTGGAAAAGTTAGATCTGCCATGGTCGCTGGTGGAGTTATTGGTATGATGGGTCTTGGTAATCGTAGGGGTAGTGGCGTAGACAAATCTGGAAGAGGTAGACCAACAGGAATGCGAAGGTATTAATTTATGAATATAGCAGGAAAAATTGGCTCTTTGTTTGTGAAAACTCCAGTTGCACCCGGTAAAGCTGTTGCAGCCAGGTCCGGAAAACTTGCTCGGAATGCCCTCTAGAACAAGATCAATGATGAATAGAACTCCTCAAGCAGCTCAAAGAGCAAGAAATATAACAAAAAAACAAAAAACAATTGGAGCATCTGTAATTGGAGGAACGGCCATTGGTTTAATGCATAGAGGAAGAGGAAGTAATAGTCAAAGAGGCGGTTATAATCCACCAAGATTAAGAGAACCAAGGGGATCTGGAAGATACGCTTAATTTAATAAGAAAAGAAAGATGTGAAATGTGATGAATGATTGGAAAAACTATATTGATAAAAATGGAGATTTTCAGTTAGCAAATTTTTTGTACAAAAATATAAATGAGCTAATGAAACACTCTCTAGATATGGGAACCTTGCTATCTAATGATTCCCAAAAATTAAGGGCTTACAAAGAGCAAACAAAAAAACTATTCAAAAACAAATGGCTTAATATAGCAGAAGTTTTAGAATATTTTGAAATAATAGAAAAATGCGTTTGCTATTCAGAAGAAAAAGAAATTTATTGTGACATCTGTAAAGGCGCCAGATATAAGATCTCTTCTTATCTTTCTCCTGATGAAATGAGAGAAGTTAGCACTTTTGTAAATGCCGTACAAGACGCCGAAGTGCAGCTAAAACTACAGAAGGGGCTAATGAAGCTTCTTGAGGAAATCTAATGCAATGCCCAAGATGCAGTGCCGATATGTCGTTAATCTTTGAAAAAAGATACACAAGAAAAAAAGATAAAGCAAAAATGTTTAGTAGCGATTATTACTGCTCAAATTGCAAATCTGGAGTTTGTAATATTTCCGCTAATGGAGAAAATTTTCATTCTGAATGGATAGATTTTAATGGCTGATTTAGAAAAATTTGATGATAAAAAAAAGTTTCTGCAAGACTTTGAATCCTTAAGACCTGATTTATTTTTTCCAGAAAATTGGTCAGAGGAAGAAAAAGATAAAGCAGTAGATCTTGTAAGGCCCCAAAAAACAAGAACAAGCATGTTCTCTTCTATACCCATGACATGCGAAGCACAAAAGTGTATTTTTGCGGACACCTGCCCATTACTAAAACAAAATCTTGCCCCAAGAGGAAATCCATGTCCAATAGAAATGTCAATGGTTTCTCAATTCACAATGGAGTATATGGAGCAACTAGATGTGCAAGCAGATAATCTAGTTGAAGTTTCTATGATTCGAGACCTTGTTGATCAAGAGGTTCAGTATCTTAGAAAAACTAAACTTTTAGCTAAAGAACATTTTGTTCAAGAAAACGTAATAGGAGTAGATGATGATGGTGCTCCTATTCTTAAAAAAGAACTACATCTTGCAGTTGAACTAGAAGATAAGCTTCATAAAAGAAGAAAAGATCTTAGAAATCAACTATTAGCAACTAGAGAAGCAAAAGCAAAAGCTGGACAAATGCAAGTTGACAGTGCACAAGCAATATCAGATATTCTTTACAAAGTCCAATCTATTGAAATTGAAAAAGAAAAATTACTCAAACAAAAGCTTGGAACATATGAGTTGGATGAATATATAGAGGCCCAGACCGTAGATAATAAAGACGATCAAAATGGTTAAAATAAACGACAATTTTTTTATTTCAAATAAAGGCGCAAGAATAGTTCAGAGCCTTGGAAACAATCTACCTGGAACTCGGACCAGTATTTACTGGAGCTATAACAGATAGTATAATACAAAATGTTTATGGTAGTTCTGAAGAGTTTCTTAAATCTTATGAAATATTTCAAAGAGACTACATACAGGCATTATCGACTGATCTAGATGCCGCCAAAGCTTCTGGCTTAGATGTAGACATGTTGAGAAGGGGAACAAAAATAGATTTGTCCGTTTTAAGATCGGAAGCAAGAGAAAGACTTTCTAAAAGATATAGAGACGATGTTTTAAGACTGCCCAAACTATTCAATGAGATAGGATTACCAAATGTTAGCCTGCCATCCTCTAACCTCTATAGAGAGTTGTTTAGATATCAGATTGAAGCAGGGTACGATCACTCAGCAGCAGTTTTGCTAAATAGAACTCTTTTAAATGTTGATCCAAACAAAATGGGTTATGACGCCTTCAATGTTGGTATATCTAATTTAACTGGTGCTCGTCAACTAAAGCAAACCTCAACAAAAAGCTTGCAAGAGCTATTTCAAGGAAAAAGAGTATTTACATTTGACGTAGAAACTACAGGAGTATTTCAAGGCGCACAAACAAGATCAATGGCAATAGCAGAAATGTCTCCAACTGGAAAAATCAGCCTTTTAGACGAAACAGTTTCCTTTGCGTCTAAGCAGTTGACTGGAATTAATGTAGGTTCTCAAACTGGAGCAACTAGATCTCTAACGGAAATGTTATTTGAAGGCAGAAAAATTACCGAATATGGAGTTGGCGGAGATGAATTTTTAGATGCAGGAGCAAAGTTTATAAGTAGGTTAACAGAAGCTGATATTGTGGCTGGTCACAATGTTCTGTTTGACATATTTTCTTTGTTTGGAACAATGAAAAATATGCCAGGCTATGAAAAACACCAAGCAGCGCAAAAAGCAATTTCAGCTTTTAACGATAAATGGTCAAAAAACGAAGATTTTGTCGTAGACACCTTGGAGTATGCTAGAACGTATTTAAACCAAAAAATTCAATCAAAAATAGATATGTCGCTTCCAAATGACATGCAACTCAGTAGATTTAGAGATTTATTATTTTCAGAAGATTTTATGTCAAGAATACACCTTGGTGGTTCAACGGCAACAGCTTCTATGGAAGCTATTGCAGCTAATACCAACTTATTACAGTTAATTGAAGCAGAGTCAAAATCAGACGATACAGCAAAACAATTAATGGAAATGTTGTACAAAGGAACTCACATAGAAGATACTGACGCAACTCTACAAAGCTACATGGCCAAATTTATTCAAAGCGGACAATTAGATGTAATGGACACAATGGCAAGAAGCAATTTGAGTCCACAAGTAAAAGAAATTCAAAGAGTTATTATGGCTTCTTCTGCAACAACAATAACAACAAACATTGCAGATATAAATCATTTAACAAAAACAGCTAGAGCATATATAGAAACAGAAGAAGCATTAAAGGGAATCACCTTAAGAGTTAATGATCAAGGAATGGAAGGAATACTAAAATATAATAGATCAGAAGAAAAATTTCAATTAACTAACGCAGGAGCATCCTCTGACATTCCTGATGATGTAGCTCAAAGAATGATTAGAGAAGCAATTGGTGGAGATTCTAAGAAAATAATGGATCTTGGAATTAATTATATGCAAAACCATCAAATGGATGAAATCAATAATCTCATGGTCGCGGCAGCAAAGAAAGCAGACAAAATAGAGAAAACAGCTGTTTTAAATTCAATTGGCAAAACATACTCAACTCTTTCTGGATCAGTTGGCTTTAGAGATGCAATAGAGATAAGTAGAGGAAGAATGCCAGCTGTTTCGTCTTTTGGTATTGGCGCAGAAAATTATGCTAACATAAACGATTACAATAGGGCAATGATAGAGCTAGCCAATGCTAGAGCAGCAATGGGAAATCCCTTTTATATGCTAGATGCAAATAGCTTAAAAGTTAGCACAATAATGGCTGAGTCAACTGGAGATTACAGTAAAAACATTTTAGATAAATTAAATAATATGGTTCAATCTGGCCAATATGAAGGTAGCGAATTAGAAAAACTAAGAGGCCAAATTGATTCCCTTAAATACGTTGACTACAAAGATATAATACCCGAAGTTGGAGTGTCTCATTTTTTGGGCGAAAAAGGATTTAGAGTAATGCAATCGGAAGGTATGTTAAGGGAAAAAATATTTGCACCTTTAGATGTAATGGAAAAAGCAGCAGGAGACGATTTTCTAAAGGGAAGAGTTTCTCTCAGCTATGCGGTAAATAAACAAGGGCAATCATACATGAACGCCGTCTATAGGGCATCTGACGAAACTACTAAGGCTCAAGCTAGATTAATGGCAGAAAAGATGTTAGATCTAGCAGAAGAAAAAGCTTCTGTAGTAGGTGGCTCAAAAGCGCTTGATCAAGAAGCTACAAAAGCCGCCCACAGCGCCCTGGAAATGGTTACAGCTTTTAGAGGCGCAAAAAATAGAGATGAATTACTAGATGAATTAGCAGACAAAATATTAAATCGAGGAATAGTTATAGGTTCAATAGAGGGTGAAGCAGCAGAAAGGGCTCACAGATCTTTAGTAAATGTTGGAGTAGATTTATCTAATGATATGGCCGCTGGAAGATACTCAGCAAGAATAGCGGATACTCTTGGTGATGGATACGGCTTTAGATTAGCTCCATTAGTAGAGGATGTTGCAAGAAGAGGTTCAGGACATGCAACAAGAATAGACGAAGCTAGTCAGGAAGTAATTAGATTCTTAAATGAATTGGCGACCTCAATTAGAGAAAATAAAATTGATAAACAATTAAGAACGCAAGTATCTAGATCTAGACTTGGAATGACACCAAATAGTATGGTTGATTTCTATTTACAGCACAAAACCAAGATAGGACTAGGTGGATTGGGTCTAGTTGCCGCTGGAGCAGCTTACTATATGTCTAAGAAATATAGAGAAAATAAAATATATGATGAAACAATTAAAGCTCAGCCAACTGAAAGATTTGCTAGAAATCAAGGTCTTTCGGATCAAATGGAGCTTCAGGCTTCTATATCTTCATTTAGAAGAGATCCATTAGCAACAGCTGGAGTTGTTGGAAATTTAGATAGAAATAAAATAGGACATCATAGAATGGGCAATGACAAGTACAACCATCTGTATGCAGGAGTCTAATAGTGCTTAAGGTAGGAATTCCGTTAGCTTTAGGGGCAGGACTTTTAGGTATGTCTCAGGGCGTAGGCTCATCAATTAGAGAAGGCATGATGGAAACAGCATTTGGCGATCCGAATGCAGACGCAGCATTTTTGGGTAGAAATGTATCTGCAAGATTTTTGCTTGGTTCAGCAATGGGAGGACCGTTAGGAAATATAATGCAGTATTCTGCTCCCAGCGATAAGCTTATGGTCAGTCCAGTAAGACCAACAGCTGGCAGTACTTTTGCGGGAGGAGCCATTGGTGGCACACTAGGGGCTGTGATTGGTGGCCAAATAGGAGGCGTTAGGGCTGGAATAGCTGGTGGAATATTGGGAGCAATAGGTGGAGGCGTAGTTGCACCAGCCGGATACACAATGGGACATATAAACAGAAATTCAGAATTTTATTCAAGAAGCCCGTATAGAAGTTCTAGACAATTAGCAGAAGAACTAAACGCTTCTGGAAATATTGTTTTAGGTATGCACAACTCAAGAGGCGGAATTTAGTGGCGCTTAATTACGGAAACTCTATAGCTAGCTACGCTGAGCCTGATGCTCCATTGGCAATGAGGATGATGGAAAATCTTCCTGGAATAACGGCATCAGTTGGCTTTAGTTCAATGAGAGGTGCTAATACACTTATTCGTGGTGGATTTTTCGACGATGCTACTCGCTTCGCCAACTCAAGAGCAAGGTTTGGAGTTTTTCAAGGAGGCTCACTAACCCCTACCGCAGCAACGGGTAAATCATTTTTGTTTCAAGGCCCATTTAAAGATCTGTATACAAGACGAGATCCATTCTTAAAACCTTCTAGATTAAATAATATTACAATGCGACCAAGAGCCATATCTAGAATGCACTCACTGTCTGTATTTACGGCTTCAGAAGGAAGCGGTCTTTATACCTTTGCTCAAGGGCACAGACTGCTTAATAAACTTCCAATGAAATCACTAAGAGCGGCAGTTGGAGTTGAGGAAGGGGCTAATCTTTTTGGTCCGGGTTTAATATCATCAATAGCAGCTGGAACAAAACTAGACAGGATGGCTGCAAGTGGAAAACTGTCTTTAGCAGGAATAGATCAACTTAGTCTAAATGTTCAAAGATTAGCTACCGCCAATAATCCAGCCTTATTACAAAAAGTTGGTGCAGTGTCATATCAAGAGGCTGTAGGTATGACAGCACGTGCAAGAGGTGGTTTATCTGCAACTCAATATGCAGCTAGGAATATTGGAACATCTACTTTTGAAACAAGTATGGCAGCAATAAGGGCTGGTGGAGAAGGCGCAAGAGGTGTTGCAGGAAACTTAATGGCTTCTTCTATGGCTGGAGCTGGAACTCAATATCTTGCTGGATATTTTAGAGGAGCTCAAGGATTTGCTGAGGCAGCCGGGTTGCAAGGTAAAGCTTTAACTGGAGCGCAAAAAGCATTTTCACACATGGTATCCGCACTTGGAACCGAAGGCATAGCTGGTCGAGCAGGAACAAAATTTGTAGGAGAGGCTGGTGCAAAAGCTCTCTTAGAAGGCAGCGTGCTAAAGCAACTTGGCACTAAAGGAACCTTTAAGGCATTAAGCACAGGAACTGGAGCTAGAGTTTTAGGAGCTAGGGCAGCAGCACTAGCTATCCCCGGCCTACAAGTTGTTGCCGCAGCATCTCTTATGTATGATCTTGGTAGAATGGGTGGAGAAGTAATTAAAAGCGGGATCAACTTAGCAAGAGATGCATCTGTATCATTACAGGGCTCAATTAATAAACCAATGTTTGGAATGGGGTACAGGGATACTGAGCTAGCAGCAACATCCAGAGCCAGAGGTGTAATGGCCATTCAAAACTCAAGATTAAATGCCCGAAGCGCTCTTGGCTCAGAAGCCGCTATGATGGCAGCACATTTTGGATAATATTTATGAATAAAACAGAATCATTCAGAGCTTCATTAGAAAAGTTATCAAGAGAAGACCTACTTGAGATTATAAAATCTCAAGACATCGAACTAATCAAACAAATTAATAGAATTGAATGGGTGTTTGAAAATAAACTAGGTCACATAAACTGGAGTAGTGGCGAACCAGTTTTGGGAAGAAATCTTACAAACAAAGAGTTAGCTTATCTAATAGATGAGCCATTTGAAATAGATAAAGAACTTTTAGATGTAGGAATAAGCGCCGAACAACAAAGGCAAATTCATATAGCCAAAGATCCAGTTGTTTGGGCAAGGCATTTTCTACAAGCTCAGCCAAGAGCATATCAAATACTTATATTAAGAGATCCATCTTTAAGAAAAGTTTTAAGAGCTGGTCGTCGTTTAGGAAAAACATTTACGCTAGCAATCAATCTGCTTCACTATAGTTATACAAGAAAAGATGGACGCTGTTTGGTTGTTGCGCCAATGAAAACTCAGGTAGAACTTATCTACCAAGAAATATTAAGAATAGCCTCTAAGAATGAAATTGTTTTCAATTCAATAACTCGTAAAGTTACCAGTCCTCAATTCATGATGGAATTTTCAAATGGATCAACAATTAGATTCTTTACGTCAGGAATGAGATCGGGCGGCAAGTCAGACGTAGCTCGTGGTCAAGAAGCACATCTTATTATCTTAGACGAAATGGATTACATGCACTCTGGAGACCTAGATGCCTTGTACGCAATGCTGCAGAAAACCGCAGAAGATCAACCAGATAAAGTTCTGATAGGAGCTTCTACTCCTACTGGTAGAAGAGAAAAATTTTGGGAATGGTGCAATAGCAATAGATTTAAAGAGTTTTGGTTTCCTAGCTATGTAAACCCATTTTTTTCAAAAGATCAAGAAGATGAATTCAGAGAACAATACTCCGAAGTTGGATATAGACATGAAATTGAAGCAGACTGGGGCGAAGACTCTGAAGGAGTGTATCCAAGAAAATATGTTGATTTAGCTTTCGTTTCTCCGGCGTGGAAATATGAGCCATCAGTAAACTCAGCAAGATCTTTTTACACGATAGGTGTTGACTGGGATAAGTATGGAGCAGGAACAAACATAGTTGTTTTAGAAGTTTGTGGAAACGACTACGAAGATGAAAGATTTAAAAACAAAATTAAACTATGCTACAGAGAAGAAATAGATAAATCAGAATATACTCTAACAAAAGCAGTAGACAGAATCGTAGAGCTAAATAGGATTTTTAACCCAAAACACATCTATGTTGACAGAGGATTTGGAGAAGTTCAAGTAGAGCTTCTTCATAAAAAGGGAATAGAAGACGAAAGATCTGGATTAAAGAACAAGGTAAAAGGAATTTCGTTTGCCGAAACAATAGATGTTAGAGATCCATATACTCAGCTTCCAATTAAAAAAGAAATGAAACCATTTATGGTTGACAATCTTAGGCAATATTTAGAAAAAGAAAGATTGCAATTTCCAGAAACAGACGAAGAACTATATTTACAACTTATTTCATATATTGTAGTTAGAACAACCCAAACCGGTAGACCAGTTTTTGAAGCTGGTGGCTCTGCAATGGATCACGCCCATGATGCACTTATGCTAGCCCTACTTGCTATAACACAAAACTATGGCGATCTTATGAAAACATCTTTTACAACAAAAACTCAAACTTTTTCGAATACATTTTTCATGCCGCAGCAATCAACAAAAGAAGAAGATAATAAATCTGAGTCAAGTATAGTTCAAACTGGAAGAGCAGATATATTTAGGGCAGCAAAGTTTTCCAGAAAAAGAACTCCTAATACGTTCAAAAGAAAAAGTTTTTAGGTAATTTATGTCTATAAATAATTTAGAAAGCGTAACTCAAGCTAGCGATAAATTCTACGACGCTGAAAAAACGGACGTTTCTTTCTTTGATGATAATCCGCCAATCAATTCAATGTCACAAGAGTATCATGGGATCCTGCCATACAAAACAGACTATGCCCTAAGGCCAGACTATTTTATTCCATTAGAATCTGTAAAAAGCGGAATATTGCAAACGTACTCTTTTATTACCGAAGTAAAGTCAGACCTAGAGCTTCTTCTGTCTAATGTTTATATAAAAAGTTCTCTTAATCCAAACCTAGAAGAATCGCATAAAAAACTTTGGGAAGAATTAAAGAGATATAATCAAGTAAAAGAACCAGCAGCAGATTATGTATCTTTTAGCGAATATTTATACGCTGAAAGATCACTTTCAACTAGCTGCAGAAGATTACTTGAAGAATATCATAGAGCTATTTCTCAAACTTCGTTTTCGTATCTCTATGATTTAAGAAGTCTTTTATCATTTATGCTAAACGAGGCAATATGTATAAAAGATATTTTATTATATAAATTTGGGGAGGATTATGAAGATGATTCGCAAAAACAAGTGGCAACAGAATTTGATGCGTGGTCCAAAATTGCGTCCCAATTCGCGCAACGCATTAGGGAGACGATCATCTCATCGCCAGGAGAGATCCCACTTACCGAATTGGATAAGATTACAAAAAAACAAGCAGTTGAGTTCCAAGCGTTTTTTTCAATTAGATTAAATGCAATTCATGAAGAAATATCAAATATATTAAATTCTTTGAAAAGAGATTATGTAGATAATTGCGATGTTTTTTATGAAAGATATCTTGTTCAAGCTCTTCAATTTAAAAAAGATATTGTTTCTTCAATGGAGGTTGATTTTTATACAACTTCTCTTTCAAAAGAGCTTCCCTTTTTAACAGATGAATTACTCATAGCAACGAACGTAATCAACGCCAACTTCGGAATGGTCTTGAGCGATCTAGTTCAAAGAAATCAGATAATAAATTCAAATGCAGATAATCTATTTAAATTGGTTGCAACTAAAAGAAGATACGCAAACTATTTGTATCAACTTTCTTTCAAGGGTCAACCAAAACCAGTAATAATTAAGACAGTAAAAGAAGACAAATACGCATCATTCTTTGAATCTTCTTTCTACACATATAGAGATGAAAGCGATTTAATATCTAATCATGCAAGTTTAGATAATTTGCTGGAAGATCATCATCCACAGTATCTCCTTAAAGATGGGGGAATGATTACTGGAAATATATCAGTTGAGGCAAACGCAAAAATTGACGGAGTACACTTGTCAACACATTCTCATAGTGGAGCAGATGGATCCGAAAAAATAAAAGCTTCAGATATAGATTATTCTTCAGTAAAAGAAGATTCTGCCGTTATACCAAATAAACCATCAGCAATTTCTGTTTCTCAATATACTACCGATATTATTGATGGAGGCGTGCCAGTAATAGATGCTATAATTGACATAGAGGTAGACGACTCAGTCGTAGATCAAAGTCACGAGATAATTATTCAAGTTATAGAGATATAATCATGACATGGTTTAGGTACTTACCATCAACTGCTAGTCCATCTGAGTCTATTCAAGATGAGAGCTACGTTTATCCTATTCTGAAAAGAGAAATAGCAATACCTACTTTAAATCAAGATATACCAAAAGATTCTTGGCTTTTTGTAGATGTTAATAATTTAAATATTGATGATTTTATTGATAACTCTTTAGTTACTCAGACTGAAATGAATTCATATTTGGTTGTTTATGAATCTCAATCAAATGATGATTATAATTTTACTCCAGTTAAATCTCATATTATAAACAATAGATTGTTTTTTCAAACAGCAGAACTTCATGAAAAAGATGTTGAAATTACAAAACAATATAGCTTATATTATAAAACAGAAAATATAAAATATATTAAAAAAGTTCAGAATGGAAACTATTTAGATTATATATCTTGTCCAGAAGAAGAATCTGAATTTGTAACGCAAGAGTCTGATGTAGATCAAACTTCATTTAATGTATATCCATCAACTGAACAAACATATGCTTTTTCTTTTACTAATTTAGATGTAGACTGGAAAGATGGAGTTTCTTTAATTCCAGGAGCAAAAGCAATTGGATTATTTACTGGTCCTTTTATTGAGCTCTATTGTGACAAAGGTCCAGACTTAGGTAAACTAGAAATAAGAATAATTAGCTTTGGCAGTGAGGCAACTCCAACGCCAATAGTCGAGCAAGACTGGACTATAATAGACCTTTATAATTCTGAAAAACAAAATTCTCAAATGGTTTTTAATAAAACTGATTTATATTACAAAACATATGTTTTTGAAATTAAATCAAACTTTGAGAAAAATGAATTATCATCAAATGGAAAGATCAAAGTAAATTATTATTCTTACGCCTACGACGCTAAATGCACGACTGAAGAAGAACAAATAAGTCCTTATATTTTTGGTAGAACATTTTCTGGAGGTAATCTAAATGGCTAAAATTATTAGAAAAATAGAAAACCTTAAACCACGGAAAAAACTACATTGTTACAGCTAAGGTAAAAAATTCAGACATAAATGTAGAATCTGAAAGCGCAAACGCAATAAGAATATCTGTTCCGGTAGATCAAACAATTCCAGATTACCCCTTGAATCTTGCTTTATACGCATTCTTTGAACAAGTCATGTTTGTATTTGACAACGTGTTAGAAAAAGATGTTATATCATATGAATATGAGTTATATAATTCAGATCAAATTACAGGATCATTTCCAAACTATTCTTTGATAGCAGATCCCACCATTTATTTGTCTGGACAGTCTGGCTCCAATGTTTTCTCAATTGCCGTAGAAAATAGCACTGATGTAGCCAATATCAGATACTACGGAAGAGTTAGAACAAAAGATACTAGCAATAACTATAGCTCTTGGTCTCCGCTAGTCAGAACGGATCAGGACAGTCCATTGATTGGGGATCAGTATCTATCAAGTATAACGGCTGCAAAAATAACAGCTGGAACAATAGGTGCCCACGAAGTAATTCTTTCTCAAGCAGGTCCTCAATCAAACTTTGCAGCTCCAGCAAACATGGCAGTCTTAAGATCTTCTGATTATGACGGAACTTATGATGCTAACACAACTACCTGGACAACAGGAACAGATGGTTGGATAATAGCAGGCGATGGATATGCAGAGTTCTCATCGGCTTCAATTAGAGGTGGACTAAAAGCAGAATCAGTATATATAAATGCTGACAACCGCTGGAGAAGAAATGATACTGACACAGCTGTATCAGATCAATTCAAAGTTGGATCATCTACTAAGTATTTGTATTTTGATGGAACAAATCTTACTTTTACTGGAAATCTTTCTGCGGCTGGGGGAACTTTTTCTGGAAATCTTTCTGCGGCTGGGGGAACTTTTTCTGGCGATCTTTCTGCGGCTGGGGGAACTTTCAGTGGAGCTTTAAGTGGAGGAACTATAGACATTGGGGGATCAGACGCCACTTCTTTTCATGTCGATTCGACAGGAAACATGTGGTTGGGAGCGTCAACATACGCCGCGGCACCGTTTAAGGTAAACAGTGCGGGAGACTTTAGCGCCACATCTGGAAGCATTTCTGGAGACTTGATTTCTGGCGGCACTATTTCCGGAACGTCAATCGATATAAATGGCGGAACATTTAAAGTCACTTCTAGTGGAGCCTTAACGGCAACAAATGCGGAGATAACAGGAGAAATAAACGCAACTTCAGGTTCTATTTCTGGAGACTTGCTCGTTGGTGGCACAATAAATTCAACTGATATTAATGGAGTTAATATTACCGGTGTAAGTATTAGTGGATCTTCACTTCAAGTTGGAGGCAGAATTTTATTACCAATAGATGGAGGTCAAATTTTACTTGGCACAGATGCAGGTGGTACTGCAACCCAGTGTTATATATTTGCTGGTGGTTCGCAAGGTCTTTTTATTGACACAAGTAATGTTGGTAGCATGTGGATTGCTGGCCAGTCACTATTTGTAAATTTAAATCAGTTTACATCGGCAAGACAGATAATCGGTCTTACAACATTTGGCGGTTCTGGGACTCCACTCTCAGTTCTAAATGGAGAAGTTATTAGGCAGACATCTAAAAGAGAATTAAAAGAAAATATACAAGATTTTAATAATATTTCATTAATTGATAAACTTAAACCAAGAACATTTAATTGGAAACACAATCCTGCGCTATTTAGAGAAGAATCCCATGAAGAAAAATTGCGAAGAGAGTCTTCCACTGATATTGGATTTATAGCAGAAGAGGTTGAAGAAGCAAGCGACGGTATGCTTTCAATTTATAATTATGAAGAGAACGGTGATGGCGAAGTCACGATGTATAAACATCTTGATATATTGGCATTGAGCGTTGCGAATATTCAAGATCTTCGCAGAAGAATTAGGGTGTTGGAGCAACAATTGGGATATAATAGTTAAAAATTATAAAAACTACAGAAATTGCAAATATAAGTATTGACTGAGTTAAAACAGGTATTGATAATTTGAAAAAATAGTGGTAAAATTGACTAATGAGTTCAAAAAAATGGTATAATTGGAAGATGTCAAAAATAAACCAAAGACCTAGTTGGCAGAGCCAAGTTGACATAGATGATTATTCATCTCCAGAAGAAAGCATCGAAAGTACAAGAGATCAAATGTCCTTAGAAGAAGAAAAAAATAAATTAGAATCTAATAATTCTCAACAAGATTCCAGTTTAGATGTAAATTTAATTATTGCGTCATTTCAAGAAAAACTTGCTCAATTGACTACCGAGCTAGTTGTAAAAGATGCTACAATTAAACAGTTAACAAATATAATTAATAACATGAGAGGAAAAAAGTAAAATGTCAGAAGAAAATACACAAGAGCAAAAGTCAGAGTTTGCAATAGAAATTAAGATTAGCGACAAGAATCTTTCGTATAGAAGTGACTTTCCAGAGTCGGAAACTATCTTTTGGCTTGAAGCTGTAAAGGGTCTTATTATTAAGAATACCTTCGAAAGAGCTGGCATAGAGCAAAAGTAAGTTATAAAAGCTAGCCCTAGGGCTACTATTTAAATAGCTTTTATAGGAGAAAAAATGGCCATTTTAGATTATCTGCCATTTCGTTCTACGGATAATGTTTCAGGCAGACGTTTTGTAGCCAAAACAATAGATCCAGAAGACGTTAGGTTGATACCAAAAACAATGAAGGTTGCTGCCCTAGCTTTGGGCTATCAAGGTTCAACTTGGTATTATAATAAAAGATCAACATTTGAGCCTTCGCCCTATGACTTTGATCGTATCATGCAAGCTGTTGATACAGACTCCTATGTTCGTCAAGCTATAAATAAATACAAAGAACTCTTTTGGAAAGAAGGCTGGCAAGTAACGGGAGAAAATCCTGAAGCTGTCTCTTATTTGTATCAGAGAATAGATTTTATAGAAATGGCCATGAAGAGACCTTTCATGGATTTTCTTGAAGAAGTTTCAGATCAGTTATTTAAATTTGGAAACGCCTTTATTGTAAAGGCTAGAGGAGATATATCAGAATATTTTCCCGAAAAACTTACTCCAATAAATTCAACTCAACCAATTGTTGGATATTATTTGATACCAACCGAACAAGTTAGAATTTTAAGAGATAAGTTTAATAGACCAAAAGCATATCAGCAGTCTACTGATCCACTCACTTATTCACCAACAGATAGAGATCCAGTTTGGGCCGCAGATAGAGTGATTCATATATCTGTTGATAAAAAGACCGGAAGAGCTTTTGGAACTCCATTTCTAAGCAACGTTCTTGATGATGTAGTCGCACTTAGACAGCTAGAAGAAGATATACAAAATCTAGTTCACAGAGAACTATTTCCATTATACAAATATACTATTGGCACTCCCGAGCAGCCAGCTGAACCTGATGAAATAGACAGAGCATCAGCTGAAATTGAGAATCTAAGATCAGAAGGTGGACTAATACTTCCCCATAGACACACTATAGACATAGTTGGTGCAGGAAAAGAGGTTTTAGACGCAGGTCCATACTTAGAGCACTTCAAAGAGAGAGTTTCAGTTGGTCTTGGCTTAGCGCCCCATCATCTTGGAATGAGTATGAATGGCGGCAACAGATCTGTGACTGACAGATTAGATGTAGCCTTGTATGATAAGATTAAAAAATATCAAAAACTTTTTTCAGAAGCTGTTAGACTTCACATCTTTAATGAACTCTTATTTGAAGCAGGATACGATCCAGTTTTAAATCCATCAACCGAAGGCATCTCAGACAGGTGCTTCTTCAAGTTCAATGAAATAGACGTAGATACTCAAGTTAAAAAAGAAACTCATATTATACAAAAATTTGTTAATAATTTGATAGGAATCTCTGAAGCAAGATTAGAGCTTAATCTTGATCCAGAATTTGACGACAGTGAGCTGTTTGCGTCAATGCAAAGTAAGCTTCAGATGGATATGATGAACGCTCAAGCTCAAATGAAAACCACAGCTGATTCAGACAAGCAAGATTCCTCAACAGGAGGAGCAAGAAACCTGCCGAATAGAAGAAGAGGCGCTGGTAATGCAACCCGTCCAGCAAATCAAAATGGAAGAAACACTTCTCCAAATATTAGAAGATCAGATTTAACATGGTTGTCTGTGATTGAAAATGTTTTAGAAAAAGACTATAATGTAGTGTACACTGAAGAAGAAAAAAAGGAAAAAGATAATAAATGAGTCTAGTAATTATGTCCGAACTTTCAAAAACATATCTTCAAGAAGAAGATGCAATTAAAGGTTTTAAAACAGCAGTTGAAAACAATCAGCTACGTCTTGCTATGCAGATTCTTTCTGAAATAGTAGATGCCTTTGCAGAAGGTTTTGATATCATTTTTAATTCAAGCGAGGATGATCAAAGTGAAACTCCAGAAGTAAAAAATGAACCAAAAAAAGTCGAAGAACAAGTTGAAAAGAAAGTCTCAAATAAAAAGTCAGAGCCAAAAGAAGAGAAGCTTAAAGACTCAGATCAATGAAATTAATCATAGGCTGCCCAATCTATAAAAGAGATTGGATTCTTCCAGATTGGATCAGATGCATACTGAAACAATCTGTTCATATGTCTGAAATAGGATTTGTTTTTGAAGTATCTCCAGATGATAATCCTACAGTACAGTCTTTGTTGGCTTGGAAGCGAATTGACAAAAATATTCCACTATTTGAAATAGTTGAAAGAAAAGACATTCCTCATTTTGAGCATCAAAATAATGGTAGGCAGTGGACTCTGTCAAAATACCACAATATGATTAATATGAGAAATTCAATATTATCTAAAGTCAGAGATATTAAGCCTGATTTTTACTTTAGTTTAGATTCAGATATTTTGATAGAGAATCCAAACACTCTAGAACTTCTAATAGCCCATATTCAAAATGGAGCAGACGCCGTTTCTCCATTGATGTACATGACCCCAATAGGAAAAGATTATCCAAGTGTAATGTCCTGGAAAGATAAAGCTGGCGAAAAAGCATTTAGAAGAAAAGATTATCCAATAGGAACCTACTTTCAATCGGATATAATAATGGCAGCAAAAATGATGTCAAAAGATGTTTATATGAATGTAGATTATGAATTTCACCAACAAGGTGAAGACTTAGGCTGGTCTAAAAACGCAGCAACTAAGAACTACAGTCTGTACAGCGCATCGTACATATACTCTCCTCATATAATGTCTCCAGTTCACCTAAAAGAGTATAGGCAAAATAAAGACTTAAGAAGTTCTGAACTACTGGACAACCTATCAAAAGTCTGATATATTTATATAAAATTGTTTAATGTTATAAAAAGAAATGTACTATATTTTATAGTTCAATCCAGAGGTTTAAAATGAGCTTTGATTTTATAGAGAGTTTTACGGTAGAGTTTCCTGACTTGACCGAGTCTAAATATAATTTTTCTGAAAACTTCAATGCTAACCATGGTTTAATAATAGAAGTAGCTGCTATCCACGAGCGGATTAACAGCAAATTATAATAATTATTCATCAGCAGAGCTAGAAAAGGCTCTCCAGTCATGGGTTGAGCCCTATCCAAAGCCAATCATTATGAATCATGATTTAAGCTCTGAGCCCATAGGCAGAGTGATGGCCGCAAAAATGGAAAAAGAAGAAGATGGGGCAGCTTACGTAAGATTGCAAATAGCAATTACTGACCCAGTTGCAGCTCAAAAGATAGCAGATAAAAGATACCTTACAGGTTCAGTAGGGGGAAGAGCCGGCAAGGCAGTCTGCTCCATATCCGGAGATGACCTGGCCAAAGAAGACGCCAATGGAAGGCCAAAGTTCCCAAAGTATAAAAGAGGACAAGTTTATAAGGGAAAATTAGCCTTTATAGACATGCAGGATATATCATTTAAAGAGTATTCTTTCGTCAATCAACCAGCAGATCAAAGATCTGGAGTTAGAAACGCAAAGGCTCCAGGAGATAAAGTCGCCTTGGCAGACTCAGATAATTGGGTTGCAAGAAGTAGTGCTTTTGTTCTCCACATGGATCAAGAAGATATTATATCATTAGAGGAAAACGAGTCCATTCTTAAGAATATGAAGAAGAAAGAATCAAGACCAGTTTACCTACATACAAAAGGAGCCTTCTTGGCGGCAATGGCCATTCAAGAAAGCGAAAATAGCAATAGTATAGAGAAATCATTACTATTTAATAAAGATTCAAATAAAACAACATCTGAGGAGAATATAAGTATGGAAGACGCTCAGGTAAAGGAAGATATTCTGACTGTAGCAGAAGAGCTAAGTCAGGATCTCTCTACAATTGCCGCAGCTTCTACGGATACAGTAGAAGAAAAGCCAGCAGAAGAAAATGCTGTTGAAGAAAATGTTGAAGAGAACATTGAACAACCTGCCGAAGAACAAAAGCAGGAAGAGATTTCTGATGACAATTCGGAAAAAGCGGAAGAACAAGCTGAAGAAGCTGTTGATTCTGAAAAAGCCGAAGAGTCACCAGAAGCATCAGAAGAAAAAGCTGATGCAGAAAGTCCTGAAAAAGAGGAGATCAAATCCGATGACCTCACTGCCCAAGAAAACGAAGGCGCTGAGCAAGGAGATGACGAGAGTCAAAATTTGATCAAGTCTTTGCAGGAAGAAAATGCTCGCTTAAAAGCAGCACTTCACAAGACTCTTGCAGAAAGAGTTGTTGATACCAAGATTGCTCTTGGCTTAGAATCAGCAGGCGATAGAGATAAGCTAGTCGAGGATCATGCTACAAGAACAGCATCTTCTTTGGCCGATAGCTTAAGAGATCTCGCAAAGCTTCCTGAGAAAAAGACAAAAGCTTTTGAAGTTCCAACAATGGAATCAGAATTGGCTGTAGCAGAAGAACAAAACGTTGTTACAGTTGATGAAAAGCAAGAAGAAAAGGAAGTCAAAGCTGAAGGAAGCTTTGAGCAGCTTTTCGTAGATGCCCTAATGGGTAGACGTAAACTCTAATAATCTGATAGGAGATAAAAAAAATGAGTTTAGCAAAATTCCGTAAGGTACATGCCAAAACAGGTGCCGGTCGTTTCGTAGTTTCTGAGGGCATTGCTCCAGCAGCTTACTTGCTTCCACATCCTGGCTTGCCAACATGGTACCTGGATTCAGAAGATGACCGCTTTGAGATCGTTCTTACAAAGGGAACAATTCTCTCAGTAGTCGCAGACAGCAATGGTGATGCAAGAGTTGTTCCAGCAAACGGAACAAGTGGAAGCGTTACCTGGGGTGATACAATGAGCGGTTGGGATCCACTAGATGGAGCCACACCAAGCACCACAACAGGCTCAACAGATACAGTTGCAGTAGCAGCTTACTCAAAGCCAATTGGTTGCGCTCAGTATGACCTTTATCGTCCATTTGACAAGGGAACCTCGCAAGGCGCAGGCTTCATCACCCATGGTTACGTTGAGTATCCAATGGTTGATGGCGTAAACGCCGATGTAGCAGTTGGTTCACTCGTCAGAGCAGATCACATGGGTCGCCCAGTGGCATTGTCAAATGCCGATGCAGGTGACTACCCATGGTTGCAAGTTGGTAAGGTAATTGAGGTAGAGAAGTTCGCAACGAACTTTGATGACGGCCTCCTTTCCTACATGCAACTCCCATCAGATCCAGGTGCACTAAAGACAGTATTTGAGCTCACACGCTCAGGTGCCTACAGTGGTAAGCTCGGTATACGCGCTAACCTGGATGTAAACAATGTCATTGGCGCATTCCGCGTCAACTTGACCCTATAAAGAAAGATAACAGGAGGAAAATCCTAAGATGAGTAAGACAATCC